TTTTCATTCTTATTGCCTTTAGCGATTACGCATTGGCATATCGTTGTGTATCCAGTGTCCTGGTATCATATACTTAAATTTATTTTTTACTAAGTGAGCAGTATGATAATATGGTGCTGATGATGGAAAAATAACAATACTTCCTGCTTTAGGTTTTACTGCAAAATCAACTGAATTATTTTTTACTGCAATGTCATAATCTAGTTCAGGAGAAGGTCTTTCATTTCTTTTATCATAATCGGAAAGAGTAAACGATACTTCTCCACCATCAAAATCATCATTTAAGTATATGTTAAAGGAATACCTTAGTGTTGTGTCTCCGTCATTTTGATCAAAGTGAGATCCCATTCCTACTCCAGCATTATATTTTTTTATGTTAAAAACAGGAAATAAATTTGGCTCATCTGTGTCTCCCATAGCCAAGGCATAATCTTTACAAACTTCATAAAAAGACTCAGAAATTGTGTTATAAACATAAAGCATTTTAGATTTGTATGGCTCTTGCATATTATTAATTTCAGACAAGTCATAGGTTTTTGTTAATCCGTAGATAAAAGTTTTATCATTAGATGCTGTCCAGTCTAACCAAGAAGATATACCTTCAGATTTTTCCATTTCATCTAGTTTGTCAATCGTTTTCATTAGCTCTTCAAAATTTTTAATACAGTCCTCATAGTAATAAACTTTTTCTTCTAGTATAGTTTTTTTCATCATTTTTTCTTTTCTCTAGTATTTATTATTCTTATAAAAATTTTTTATTTTTACAAAACCAACAAGAACATACCTAATTGGTCCCTTTCCAACGTGTTTTACTCCGTGTTCAAATTCATCATTTCCAGGAAATATAAGCAAAGATCTTTTTTTAGGCTTTATTAGTTGTTCATTTTTTTTAAAAAAAAGTTCTCCGTCAAGATAGTCATCGTTTAAATATATTATTGCAGCATACTTAATTGAAGGGTCAGTATGTTGATCTGTATGAGGTTTTAGTTCAATACCCTCCTGCATTCTTTGTATAGTTCCAAAACCAGAAAGCCCTAAAGAATCATCTGCCTCTTGAACAAAAACGTTTAATTTTTTATGAATTATTTTATATATTGGGTTATCAACTATGTTTAAATTTTTGTCTTGCCAACCTTTAGTAACTTCAAACTTTCCTTCAGCAACAAGGCTATCTACGTCATCTCTTCCAAATTTTTCTAGACAAAAACGTTTTAAATTTTGAGTATATTCTATAAACCATGTTTCTTCTTTTGTGTCATTTATAATATTAAGAATTATTTCTAATTCTTCTTCTGAAATAAAATTTTCTACTACTAAAACATTCTCCATAATTTCATCTACAACAAAGCCAGCTTCTTCAAGTTCTTTTTTTAAAAATGTTTCCATGTTAATCAAGTCCTTTTATCTTGTATTTATTTCCTTTATCATCAATCTTGTATCCTTCTTTAAGAATTTCTTGCCATTTTGCTCTTTCAACTTCTTGCTTTGCTCTTGTTTCTTTCATTTCTGCTGCCCATGAATCTCTTAGTTCTTGTGGATAAGCATCTTCTTCTCTATCGTCCCAAAAAGATCCTATTGTGTATCTTACTCCACTTTCTATTAAAGATACTTCGTGCATGTTATTAAATCCACCGTCAAAAACAGCAAGCATTCCAACCTGTGGCTTAATTTCTATATTTTGATCTGGAAATTTAAGTATTCCACCTTCAAAATTATCATTAAGGTACAAGAATCCAGCATAACGACTTCTTGTAAATGCTCCAGAGTTTCCATGTTCATCAGTATTGTCTGAGTGCATTCTTGCATATGCCCCTGGCTCCCATTTTTGTGTATGGTATCCAATCTTAGAAATTGTTTTTGGATCTAAATTATGAATAGATGCTATTGCCTGTGGCATTATATTTTCAATGTCTGAAAAAATTGTTGGAACTAATCCAGTATCAAGAACTTCTTGATCTCCATCTTTTGGAAGAATAGATGAGTATGACTCATAAAAAGAAATTGGCATCCATGATATTTTATTGTTATTTGCTTGTGCATCTAAAACATTAATCATTTTTTGACAAGTTTCTTCATCAATAAAGTTTTCGTATACTACTATATCCTTTGTTATTCTTTTTTTGTTATTTAAATTCATGGCTTTCTATCTCCTGTATGCTCTGTGATTTCCCAGAAAAATGGACAGGTATATCTTATACCACTTTTAATTTCTGTTACTCCGTGAACGTAATTCATATCACCTGGAAAAAAATACGCTGCACCTTTTTTAGGTTTAAACTGTACACCTTGTAGTGGAAAATATAATTCTCCACCTTCATAGTCCTCGTTTAAATAAAATAGACTTGAAAGGTCATAGTTTGGAAAATCATTAGGAAGTCCTGCATCTGGGCCTTCGTGTAGTTCTTTATCTGCATGAGGGTTCTGAAACTGGCCTGGAAGCCATCTAACAATAGTTGTACCAGTTGGAATAACCTTTACCTTGTAGAACTCTTCAACTATTGGCTTAAGCCTTTTAAATAATCCTGCAATTACTGGAGCAATTGTTGGATCATTTTTATCTAAAGTTGGACTAGTTGCCACTCTATCTTTCCAATATTCAGAGTCATAGACAACTGTTCCATTTTCATTTATATGGCTTTGAGTTATATCCCATATAGTTAAAGACTTTGCAGCTTTTTCTAAAAACTCTATTTCTTCTTGAGTCATAAAGTTTTCTAGCTCAACAATCATTTCTTTGCCGTTACCAAACCAGCCAGAGGGTGTCATTGAAGGCTTTCTTACTACAACAGAGGCGTTTAAATTATCCATAATTAGATTATACCATTTCACTGCTATCTTCTACTGAAAGACGTAAAACCTTTGTTTCATGACTTCCTAGGCTTTGACCTTTTTCATTTATTGCATCTCTGTACCAATCTGTCCAGTTACCAGACTTGTTTACTTCTTGAGCGGCAATTCCATATAGTCTATGTTTGTTTTGTCTTACATTGTCTTCATCTTTATAGTCATGTATTTTAATTGAGGTATTATCTAGTGCCGTCAAAGAAATTGGAAGGATTGTTGCAATTGGCTGGCCTGCCTTTATTAATATTTCTTTATTTGGAACCTTTGCTTTTATTGCTAATGGAAAATCATTGTCAAACCAAGAAGTACTAATAAGTGAAGATATAACTTCAAACTCTAAATTAAAATAATTTACTGGATTTATTGTAAACAAGCTAATATTATTTTCTGTTTTAAATGTTAGACCTGTTGTAAAGCTTATACTTGATTGCCCTCTTCCAGTATAGATTAAACTATCTTCTCCTAAAATTTTAACATTGTCTTGTGATGTGTCGTTTATTCCATTCCAAATAAATTTAACATCTTCACTCCATGCTAAATTCCAACCAATCATGTTTGCCTGAGTAACTGGAAAACACCTATACGCATGCTTTTCTGGAGTTTCATCCATCCAATCTCTTTTTATTGACATTGGAGATATGATTGTCTTAGACTTAGTCCTTTTTTCTACAGAAATATTTAACATTAGTCTGTATCTGGAGTATACATTTCTGGGGTATGAAATTTTTTGTTAAAATCTAACATTGTAACAATTGAATATTTTGTACCAGAATGAACTGGCATTGCCCTGTGTGGATACATATAGTTTGATGGAAATATAAACAAGTCACCAGCTTCTGGCTTAACATTTAAATTTTGAAGTCTAAAGTTTAATTCTCCGCCATCATAGTCATCGTTTACGTATGCAACTAAAGAAACTGTACAGTTGTAGGAAAAACCATGATCATGATGTTCTTGAAAGTGTTGTCCTGGACCATATTTAATAAAATTAAATGCCTCCCAATAGTTTAAGCCCATTATGTTGTATTCTGCACGATAATCTTCTACAGCAGCAAACTGTGCATCATAAACTTTTTGCCATAGATCTTGCAAAATTAAAGATTTTTCACTTTTATCATTTTCTATATCTGTTTTTTTAAATTTAAAATCAACACAATCTCTGTATTCTGGCATAAGCTCTTTGTATCCTACATATGCTGGCATCCAGTGATATTTGTTTCCTTCAGGAGATAGCTCTCCATATCCAGCAACTGATCCTAGAACACTCTCAAGTGTATTTATTACATCAAATTCTTTTTTAATTACATTTTTATACAAAAAAATACCGCTGCCTAAATTTTGTTTTTCTGTCCAAGTTTTCATAGTTTCCCCTTTTTATTTATATTCTCTTTTATTCCAAACTTTATTTTTGTATATCCCACCATCTGGTTGACGGTAAAACTTCATGTTCTTTACCATTTTATCATAAATTGTTGTTTGATTTTGAAATTCTACCTCATGCTCCCAATTTTCTCTTTTAAATGGCAAAACTTGCATATATGGGGTTCCTGCTGGAATAGTTCCTTCCCATCCTATTGGAATAAAAAATGGAAACGTTCCTAAAAGATGAACCTTATCATTATCAACAACTCCAGTTGTATTTAAAAATGGTAGATCAAATCTATTCATTGGTGTCATAAATAAAGCACTATAACCTTCTGGTAGCTCAAATCCCCAATCTGGATACCAAGCAAAATGATCCTCATAAAAACCTTCTGGATGTTTAAATTGTGGCATAGGTGGTCTTCTGCTGCAAAAATCTTTATACTTTTGATCTAAAATTTCAACATCAATTATGTCATTATTATTTTTAAAAAATTTAATATCACATGGAGTTTTTAATATATATCCAGTTAAAAATGAATCCATAATAGCTGGACAGGCTTTCCATGTAGGAATCTTTCCATAGTCATTTTCTGTTCCTTCTTTTGGAAAAGGACAAATTTCTTTTGATGCTGGATAGTGTTTTTTAGTAATTGGATCCTTAAAAAATCTATCCGCATTTTTATACCAATCAGGTATTGTGTTTTGAGTAGGGGATGGAACTGATGGGCTTTCTTTGTTTAGCCAATCTTTGTAAGATCTAAAAATTATTTTATTAAAGTTTACTAACTTCACTATTTATGACCAAGTTCATTTATGTCTGTCATTACAACAACACAATACTTAGTTCCTGTCTTCATTGGCAATGATGCATGCTCATAGATATAATTTGATGGAAAAATTGCTATGTCTCCAACTTGTGGTTTATGCACATAATTATCTAATCTTGGAAATTTAATTTCTCCACCCTCATAATCATCATTAATGTATATAACGGCAGATACTGTGCAGTTATATGCTGGTCCGTGGTCTGCATGAATGTTAAAGTGCGTTCCTTCACCTTCATATTTTACAAAATTAAATGCTTCATAATAAACAACATGTATTCCCCAATATTTTGCATAATCATCTATGCAATATTTTAGTTTTTGATATATCTCTTCATGAAGATCAATTAGTTCTTCATTTGTTTCATCTCTTGGCCCTAAATTTTCTTGCTTATACTTAAAATCTACACAGTCTCTTGCTTTTTTAATTGGATTAGGTGAGTTAGTAACTGTAGCCTCTGCCCATTTATATTTTTTATCACCTGATAGATTTGACTCAAGAATATTTATATATCTATTTGCATCATCAATTGAAAAAGTATTCTTGTATATGTTTAATCCGATACCTGGATTTTCAACAGTAATCTTTTCATCAACAGATCTGTTAACTCTATTTAATACTGTTTCTGATCTGTCTTTTGTAAACCATGGGTTTTCATTTTCATCATAGGTTTGCATAATGCATATACCCCCTTTTTCTTAATTTAATTGTACCATAAAAACTTTATGTCAATTAAATATTTACTTTTACCAACAACCAGTAAATGTTGGGAAGTATGGGGGTGGAGCAAATCCTGGGAAGAACGGGAAGTAAGGTGGGAAGAATGGGAAGAACGGTGGGAAGAACGGTGGGAAGAATGGTGGGGCTACTGGAGTAACTGAGTTGGAAGCAGCAGAATTATCAGATGTTTCTTCAATTTGTCCAGCAGAATCTAAATTTCTTAATGCAACAACAAATGTATATCCTGTTCCATTTGATAAACCTGTAACAGTGATTGGAGAACCTGAACCTGTAGCAGTTATACTACCTGGGCTTGATGTTACAATATAACTTGTTCCAGTTGGTTTTCCTAAATATGACGGTGCTGTGAAAGTAACAGTGGCTTGTGCGTTTCCACCTGTTGCTGATCCTATGGTTGGAGTTCCTGGTTTACGTCCACCAGAAGAAGAAATAATTCCTTTATTCTTTGCACTCATTACTTTAAGCCTCTCATTTATACTGCCTTCATATGAACATTATATACTATTATTTAACATTTTCTACTTGTTCCCATTTATTTAGTGGGCAGGATGCAATAGCTAACTTAGTTTTAAGATTCATGATACATCCACATTTTTTACACTGGCTTGTAAGTTTAATAAGTTCAGGGCATTGCTTACATATGGCCATACGGCTATATGCAATCTCATCTGATACTTTTTCCATGGCTGGATTAAATAAATCCCATGGCTTTGCAGTGCGATTATACGGTTTTGACATTTTTATCCCCTTTTAATAACAAACGTAAGAAACTTCAACTGTACAGGTACAAGTACTGCTCCAAGCTATAACATAATCACACGGACCTTGTGGTTCGTTATTTGTTCCTGTAGCACAGACTGTTCCTGGAGTACATGGTAAAAATGTTGGGAAGAACGGGAAGTAAGGGAAGAATGGTGGGAAAAACGGTCCTGGAACAACGGGTGTTACAGAATTAGATGCTTCTGAAGATAAAGAATCTACAACTCCATTGTTTAACTTAACAGTAAAAGTATATGAAGTTCCATT